CAAGCACTTCTTGATGCAACGCTGCCTAGAACCCAACCACAAACTGGTCTGACTCCTACTACTGTTTTCCAAGACCCAGAAGCCATGCAGAGTATACGAAAGTATATGACCCGTCTGCAAGGTAAGAGTGCTGATGTGTCTGATGAAGAGATGGTTGATGACTTTTTGTCCCACAGCCGTAAGTTTGCAGCGGGACAGTCTGTTGTAACTCTTGGTGAATTGTTCTCTTTGCAGAAAGCAGATGAAGAAACCTTGGCAATCGCTGCAAATGCCTATGATACCTTTGATAGGTTCGAGGGTGTATTCAGTGATGATTACACTTGGGGTGAGACGTTTGAGGGTTTGGGTAGCTATGCTCGTGCTGTTATCGTTGACCCCACAAACTTGCTAGGTCTGGGTGTTGGTCGTTTGATTGCGGGTGGTAGTGCTAAAGCTGGCACTATTGCACTTAGGGCTTTGGCAAAAGAAGCTGCTGAACAACGAATGAAGAAGACCCTCATTAAGAAGTTGGGTGAAAAGGGTGCAGGTAAAGTTCTAGCTAAACAAGCTGCAGGGGAAACCCTGCTGATGAAACAGAAAGCTGCTGTTGGTGCTGCCACTCAGTCTGCTAAGTTAGCAGAAAGAGATATCCTAAGGAAAGCTGCTACTAGTTCTACCCTTAGCACTGCCCTTAAGAAACAAGCATTGAAAGAAACTGCTATTGCCACGGGTGTAGACTCTGTGGTAGCAGTAGGTATTGATGCTGCTTATCAAGAAGGTATGATGCTGACTGGTCGGCAGGACGAGTATGACGAGGTTAGCTCTGGTCTTGCTGCTCTTGGTGGTCTGGTTGGGGGTAGTTTAGCCTACGCCACTGCACGTAGCTCTCGTAACCTTGGCCGTCAGTCTCAAGGTATTGTAGCGGCTATGCAAAAGTACGACCCTATTGAAGCTCCTGCTAAAGCTGCTGCAGATAAGCTCTCTACGGGCGAAACTTTTATGAAGATCATGGAGAAGAACTTTACGGAGTTCCCTAAGAGGGTTGCTTCTGGGCGTAAGTTAACGAAAGAGGGAGAGCTTATTCGTGGTGTAGACGAGCAAGAGTTCATTCGTACATTTCTTCTGGGTGATGACAGAGTAAAAACTAAAGGTATGGTTCATGCTATGCAGGAGCTAGGTGTTCAGCTTCCTTCAAGACCTCGTTATGAGGGGGACAATGTGACCTCTTTCATAGCGGACACTCTGGAGAGACTGCCTAAGAAACAACTAGCGGACTTTGATAAGTTGTTCCGTAAGCACATAGGCTCAAACCTACCGCAGTATAAAGACTTCAGCATGAAAGATATGGCTAACCTAATTAGCTATCAAACGAGTGTTGCTGGTCAACAGCTCCAAATCTTCTCAGAGGTAAAGAAAATCCTTGGTGTCGCTACTGGGGAAAAAGGAGAATTTTTAGATACTACAGTAGAGCAAGCTGTTAATGCTTTGAACCCTGCTATGGGACTTAATAGTCCTCTATTCAAGAATTTTCAAAAAGCTGCTGAAGATATGAAGGACAACCCTCGTCCTATCTCTTACTTCCAAAACCTACTGATCCAAACCATTATATCCCATCTGGGAACTACTGTACTTAACATCAAAGGTTCTGTCTTCCGTGGTGTTATGGATACAGTCTCTGATTTTGCAGAGGGTGCGCTGTACACTGGGTATGGTATGCGAGGGTTTGTCACAGGTAATATGGATGACCTTAAGAAGGGTGTAGGTATTATGAAGGCTGCTGCAAGACGCCCATTGCAGTTGGTTCCTTCTCGTGCTACTTTAGCGGAAGCTGAAGACTACATTGCATTAAGACCTGAAGTCGAAGATGTTCTGTTCCGTTTCCGTAGTGGTGGGGTAGAGAACGCTGATATCTATAAAGCCATGAATATGGATAAGACGAGTAAGATCACACAGAAAACTGCTAAGGGTTTTGAGGCATACAAGAACTTTGCTCAGAAAGTTTATCTGACAGAGGTTCAGGATCGTTTGTTCAAGAACCTGAATATGATGTACTATCTTGATAAGAATATCGAAATCGAATTTGGTATGAGCTACAAACAATTCCTGAAGCAACCCAATGCTGCTGAACTGATGCAGACTAATAGATATCTTGCAAGGGAATTTAAGGCTGTGGATGAGACTCTCTCTTCCGTGTTCTCTAAATCTTACAGTTCAAGAAATACTTTGTCTGACAACCCTATTGAGTTTGTAGCTACAGTCATTGAGGATATCAGAAAGATTCCTATTATTGGTGCTGCTGTACCTTTTGGTCAGTTCTTCAACAACACTGTGGACATGATGGCGGATTACAGTGGGGCTAAGCTGCTCTATCGTCTTGCTGGTCAAGGTGAAGGTAGGACTAAAGAGGCTATCATGGAGTCTACGGCAAAGTGGGCCGTTGGATTGGCTGCTATACGAGCTATGTCTGGAAGCGAGATGAACTACATTGAGGAAGGTCTTGGGGCTTTTGAGTCTAGAGATTCTGATGGTCAAGTAGTGTCTAAACAGTATGACTTCCCTGAGTCGTTCTTCAAGGGTATTGCTCGTGTTGTAGCTTACAATCGTATGGGTCGGGAAGTACCTGATGAATTGTTTCAAAACTTGACAGCAACATTTGGCCCAGAGAACTTGTTTCGTAGGGCTGGTCAGGGCGTAGAGCGTTTCAAAGAATACTTTGGTGATACCTTCGATGGGGGTGTTCTTGATGGTGCTAAGACTATTGTAGAAGCTCTTGGTGCTATTGGTGGGTCTGCATGGGTCAGTGGCTTCACTCGTCCCCTTGATCCTTTAAACCAAATGGCTGGCTTCTTTAAGGAAGAGGGTGCTACCATTCTTGATCGTCGCCAAGGTTTCCGTGCGGTTAACGAGTCTGCAAGATACATTGACCAATTTCCCGGAATTAGCGAAGGGCTTATTGCACTTGGTTCAGAGGAACGTAATACCCCATCCCGTGCTGCTCCTGTAGGTGAAGTAGGAAAGGTTGTTGGCTATCGTACAGTACCTGAGCAATCCTACACCCAACGTATGATGAATGGTATCGAGCGTCAAGACTGGCAATCGGGTTTTGCAGGTTTACAAAGTACAGGTAACGCTGAGTTGGATAACCGCCTGAACTCCTTTATCTTTGATCACATCGAACCTCGTGCTGCTAGGCTACTGCTTAGCCCTAACTGGAAGAAGATGAACCTCTCGGAAAGGCAGAAGGCAACAGATAACGCTTGGAGTGAAGCTAGGAAATCTGCACGTAGGAACCTTTTGAACTCCCCTATCGCAGAGGATGCCAAGCTAGTTATGGTTGATAAAGCTATTGCCAAAGCGGGTTCTCAGAAGGCTCTCTCACGGGCTATGGACGAATTGGGTATGTCAGGAGAAATCACTGACTATGATGCCTATCAAATCCAAGCTGTTATCGGAGAAATAGATAGGCTAGAAAAGTCTGATCTACTAGCGCCATACAGGCAGTAAACAAAAAGAGAGGGAGCCGAAAGGCTCCCTTTAAGTTTTACAGTATGGGTGTTCTTGTTGTTAGTCTTCAAGCATAAAGTCGGCCCAGTCCTCTGCCTCACGCTTGATCTCATCCCTACGTACCAGACCCGTAGACCTAGACAGTAGGGCATTCATTGCCATCCCCATTAAGTAGATACGGGATGTCATAGGTTTAGGTGGCCCACCAAACTTCTTCTTAGCAGTGAACTGCTTGGCTTCTTCTTCGAGGGGCATCACAGTTGGTTCAACTGGTTTCTCTTTAGGTTTGATCAGTGTTGTTTTCTTCATTATCAACTTCCTCAACTAATCTTGCCAGATACCACTGCGCTTTCTTCAAGTCTTCTAGGCCATTCTTGTATCGCCAACGATGCAGATACTTTGCGACATTGCCCCGTAGATACCCAACATATTCATCATACGTCAGGAAGTCCGCAATGTAATCAATACACTCAATGTTACCCTGACCATAGTGCTTTGGGTGGTTTACATTGTCTGTCTGTGCTTCTTCTTCATCAGTTTGAAAATGCCACTTAGCCATTATAGCTTCTCCTCTTCGTATCTGTTTAGGTATTTTATCGCCTCTTTAAGAAGCTCTATATTATCTTTTAGGTTCCCTATACCTGCATTACAATGGTGACACAGAAGACCCCGTACTTTACCTGTATTATGACAGTGGTCAACTGCAAGGTGTTTTAGAAAACCATTAGTAGAAAAAGCTTTTTCTGGTTCCTTGCAAATTGCACAAACCCCTTTCTGTTCCCCTAAAAGCTTTTCATAAGCCTCTATTGTTAGACCAAAGTTCCTCCAAAGCTTATCTCTACGGTTTTGTAAACGAACTACTTCTGTCTTTTGTAGTATACTCTGCGCTTTATTCCCACACTCTTTACACCTAGAGACGTATCCGTGTTTCCTTGAGGACCTTTTCCAAAATTCTGTTAACTCTTTTGTTTCCTTACACCCAGAGCAGACTTTACTCATAAACCACTAGCCTCGAATGCAATAATCCACTGCTTACAGATATCACTACGAACAATATCATCAACACCAAACTCAATGGTTGGGATATCCATGTTGTACTTCTTAGCTAGATGCAGAATCTTACTAAGACCACTCTGTTGATTGATGTCACTCTGTTTGATATCACCATTGATAACAATAGTACACTCTTTACCTACTCGAGTCAATAGCATTTTCATCTCATGTATCGTAAGGTTCTGTGCCTCATCCACAATAATGAAAGACTTGTTGAAGCTACGTCCACGCATGACAGACAGGGGAACCATCTGAATATTGCCAGCTTTCATCCCCGTCTCTACCACATTCTTACCTAGCTGTTGTTCCAGTACGTCTAGCACGGGCATGATCCACGGGGTGTACTTCTCTTCGAGAGTTCCGGGAAGATACCCAAGGTCTTTACCTACAGCGATGTTAGGTCGAGTGATGATGATACGGTCAATCTTTCGATTAGCATACAGATTAGCTGCATGAGATGCGGCGATGAAGGTTTTCCCTGTGCCACTAAAGCCAGTCACAATGATCTGGTTATGTGTTTGTAATGCAGAGATATACCGCTGCTGTGTATCATTCATGGCCACAAGCTTTACAGTGCGGACAGCAGCTTCCTCTGGTGCATTCTTGTAGCGACTCACTCGTTTGCCCTTAGGCTTACCCTCATCCATCAGCTAGTTCCTTAAACTTCTCTTCTAGCTCCAAGTATCCACCAATGACTTCTGTGTGTTGAATAACAAGTGGAACCTTTCGGTATCCGCCCTTCAACATAATAGCCACTACCCAAGTATTCTCAGTGCAGTCGATGTACTGATACTCTCGCCCCTTCTCTGTGAGTAGCTGCTTAGCCTTGTCACACCAGTGGCAGTCAGGTCTTCCAATAATTGTGTACACGTTAACTCCTTGTTATGTTCTAGAGGTAGGACGAGGGGCGCTATAACCCTAGGCCAGACAAGTACAATAAGCACTAGCTGTGACCCATCCCAATTCCCTTGTGGTTGATCAATCCCACTCACTGTGTAACATCCACAGTTTAGGCCGAAGCCTAGGTCAGACTCTTCTTTTTAAGCTAGGTCGACAATTTCGCAAGAGCCTACGCAAGCCATCGTCTGTGATCCAGATGTGTTGTCTTCCTGTTCATAGTCTGCAAGCTTAGCCCAGTCAATAGCTACTGGCATAACAGACAGCAGGTTATCATACTCTGACTTACCGACCTCTTGATATGGAGCTTGTTGGTAGGTATGTTCATTGTATGGCAAGAAGGATACACCAGACATCTCATCAAAATGCTTGTAGACAAAAGCACCTACTTCAACCCACTCATCCTTCTTGACGTTAATAGTAACAGAAGGTTTATGCTCACACCAACTACGCTGATAGGCCAACCACATCTCCAACTGGTCGATAGCACTTAGGTCAGCCGTTACCACTGCACCCGTAGGAGCCTTCATTGGGAAGCTAAACACGGTGGTCTGTGTAGGCTTCATCACATCAGGTTCAGATGGGATACCTTGGTCTTTCATAAACTGTGTCAGAGGGTCTTTGTTATCACCTCGAACAGTTCTAATGTAATAAGCACTATGGCGAGCATGGATACCTGACGCTGAGTCAACAAGTTGCGAGACGGTTCCAGATGGTTTAACACAAGTAATGGCAGCAGCAACAGGGATGTCAAGACGAGCAGCCCATTCAGCGTTAGTAGCAATAGCGACATTCTTTAGATGCTCCAATGTTTGAGATAGACCAGCGTTCTTAGTGGTCATCAGTGGGTTGTCCATGATCCCCGTAAGAGAAACGCCTAGCAGACGTTCTTCTTCAGTATTGGTTTGCCAAATCTTACGCAAGTAGGGGAACTTGGTGTAGGTCGATTGGATAGTACCCAAGATGGTAGCAAGGCGAACCTTCTCTTCCAGTGTCTTGATTGTATCAGTAGCACGTACAACAACTTCCGTTAGATTGCAAAAGGAATTAGGGCGTAGGATTATCTCGCTGCAGGGGTTAGTGCCAAACTCATAGTCAGTCTTGCGGCGACCATTCTTTGCTGCCTGCTTCTTGGATGCTTGGCGATTGAAGATACCACGTTCACCAGAACCAGACTCCATCAGAGCAACCCACTCACGCATAAAGCTAGTAGCATCTGGCTTCTCGGTGTAGCTCACAGAGTTGTTAGCCAGACCACGCTGAGGGTTATTCTCCCACCAGTTACCAGACTTAGCATAGCGCATACGATCATCTGACAAATTAGACAGAGAAATCATAGCACTACGACGAACACCACCAACTACAACAACTTCACCAATCTTACACATGATGTCATGGCATTCGATAGACGACAGCTTACGTCCCTTGGCTTCCTTGAACTTACTAATAACAAACTGGAACAGATCAACCAGTGGCGCTGGGCCTGATGCACGACCACCAAAGGTCTTCAACTTAGCACCAGCAGGACGAACCAGAGACACGTCCCACTTAGGGATTTCACCAGAGTACAGCAGTGCGATAACCTGACGCAGTGCCTTAGCCCAACCCTCTTTGCTATCCTTAACAACAACAGTAGTCTCGGACTGGTACATATTCTCTGGTACTTCTGGCAGCTTGCTGATGAACTGACGCTCTACAGAGAAGCCAACACCAGTGCCACACAGCAGGATAAACATGGCTTCATCAAAAGCCTTAGGGTCATCAACAGGCATATACGAACAGTTATATCCCGCAGTGTTATCACGCTCTAGCGCAGGGCCAGCAGTCATAACAGCCCGCATGGAAGGCATAACGTCTAGGCTAAGGATAGCCTGTTCAATAGCAATAGCCTCACCACCTACGTGGTTAATGCTTGCAAGGAGTTTATTGACTACGTTATCCATGTAGCGAGAGACAGTCTCACCCCAGTTCTCACGGCGACCTTCTTCCTCAAGCCAACGGGCATAGCGTGAAGTTGCAATGAATGCTTGATAGTCTGTAGGTAGGTAGTTACTTCCCATTAGTACCTCGTCTTTCTTTATCAAATTCCAACCAGATCAGCGTATCAATATCACAGCGGTTGATACCAATATCCTGTAGCGTCTTATCATCCATAGCATTAAGCTCTTTGATGATCCTACGATGCGCCCGCCAAGTATGCACAAAGCGTAGAAAACGCATGATCCAAGTCTCTAGTAATTTCTTTTTCATTCTGACCCCTTTAGTCAATGATGATTGCAACACGATGTGCCTGCACGATTATTCGATTAGGAGTTACCTCAGCCTTCTTAGCTAAAGGATCCTGTATATCCCACTCGACCAGCACTACAGGCACACTCTTGTCTTTAATTTTCTCAAGCTTGCAGATTAGCTCTTCGACTGTCATGCAATAGTACTATCTTTCATTAGGTCTGTCAAGTATGGTTCCTTATAGTTTGGCCCCTTCATGATCTTACCATCCTCACGAAGAATAGGTTTACCATCATCACCAAGCTTAGACATATTGCTAGTGTGTACACGCTTGAAAGCTTCCCAGATTGTTGTAGTACTAAACTGTTCTTCTGCTAGAACGAAAGCTTCACTGACATCGTGTAGCAAATCCTTCCACTCTTGCTCCTCTTCTTCACTGATAGTACCTTCTCCAATACCCCCACCAAGTACCATGACGAAACCAGTCCGAACATACAGTAAGTCTACAATCTCTTTTAATGCATTCTCACTACCATAGGCACTCTCATTAAACTCTTTCAACTCTTCCCGAATAAGCTTAACCCACAGGCGTAAGTCTAGGGATGCCTTAAAAGTTCTCATGAACTCTCCAACCATAAGCCCTTCATGCGACAATACTTCTTCTTCCATTAGTCTTGCTCCAATACTTCTAGTGTGTGTAGTTTAAGGTCATCTAGGTCAAAGATGGCTGACTCCACAAGGCTGTAGACGTTTTCCATTTCGTCATCTGTCCTTGCAAAAGCAGCCTCTCTGTCAACTTCAACAACCAACGTAATCTCGTACCTCATTCTTCATACGCTCTCATAATCTGCGCAAGAGATACAAACTCTGGTTCATACATACCATTAGCCAACTCTCGCTTAACTACCACACCATGCCACCAACCAGCGTTAGCTTGGCCTGCCCAATCCTCTGCTGCACCTTTGAAGCAACCTACGACAAGACCAATGTTCCCTCGTGGTAGTGCTGCGTCCTTGAAGTGTAGGTCACGCTTATGTGAATGTCCACAGGTAGCAGAACAACTTAGGTTTTGGATCACACTATGTGCATGATGGATACCCCCAGTTGCAGTGGCAGAGTTACCAGAGGTGAAGTAGTGTGCATAGGCTACTCCATCATACATAGCAACTGCTGGCCCACCATTTTCATACTCATGATATTCATCAAACCAGTGATCTGTATCAAGGTGACTGAAAGAAATCCCAAACTTCTCGCCTTTGCTACGGGGGTTCTTAGCTACGTAAGACTTGATACGATGCTCGTGGTTGCCCTCAAAGCCTACCCAGTATGGACGTTTCTTACGATGATGCTTGAAGGGTTCACGAAGGTATTCTTGAGACTGGTTGTAGCACTCAATGTCACGCTCATAGTTCTGTGATGAGATTGCTTTGGGAGACTTCTCATCGTAGGTATTGAGTGAACGCATATCTGCACCATCACCCAGATCAAACACCATGTCTGGCTTCAAGTCATAAAGGAACTTACCTAATGCTTTGAAGCGGATGTTGCTGACCTCAGGTTCAGAGTGTGCGCAGGAATAGACTACTACTGTTTTAGTCATACTCGTGAAACTCCTTTAGGTTCATAGGCAGTGGTTCGATAGACTTGTTGAAGTGGTCGATGATGTGTTTAGCTTCACCATAATTCTCGAACCAAGCCTCAATATCAAACACTTCCGAACCTACTGCAATCTTTAGGATCAAACGTACCGCACTATCAGATACATCAAGCCCATCTAGTTCGTTATAGTCCAAGTCTTCTGCACGTTTAGCACCCTCAATAATGCTCCAGATTTGTGCATCGTTACTAGGGATAGGATCAATCATCTGTAGATCAAACACATCCATAGCCCATTTTTTCAACCAGTTAAACATTCTTCCAACCTCTCAAGAGTTCCATGTAATGTTCTAGGCCAACCATCACAATCCATTCAGAACGATCTGCCCTAAAGAATAGTACTGGCTCACCCTTGCCGTGTCGTTTAGCTTGCTCAAGCCAGTCATACTGCATCTTCATCCCAGACTTACGCCTCTTGACTTCGATGGTGATTGGCATCTTCTTGCGGGCAGCGGGGGAAAGCTGAATGTCCTCTCCCCCGTCACCCATTGTTGTTGACTTAATATCGTCAGGCTCAAACTCAGGGAAGACCTCAAGAAGTTTGTCCCTGATTTCGTTCTGTCCAAGCCTACCCTTTTGTTTAGCTGCCCGTGTCATTCAATCCACTCCGTTACACGAGGTTCATTGACGACATCCACAAGGTATACTGGCCCTGTGCTGTATAGAAAAGTTCTTGCCTCTGGCCAACAAACCTTACGAAATTCGCAATAGCTACAGGTGCTGGATAGCTGAGTGTTCTCAGATGTCTTTGACTGAGGTACAGGGGGTATCCTATCCGAAGGTATAGGGCCAGCAACAAGACTTTTAGCACGAGCAATCTCCTTCTCCTTGCCCTCAAGTTCTTCCGTGAAGTTGTATACATCTAGGCATAGCTTAAACATATCTTTCTGCACAACAAGGAAGGCAGCGTTTTTCTTGTCCTTCACCCTATCATCTTTTTGAGCGGCGTAAAGGTAAGAACTAAGCTGGCTGATGTAACCGTAGGGGTCTTCTTCTCTGAGGTTGTGGTTCTTGAACTTCATGAAGCCATACTTTGACGCAGACTTAACATCAACCATTACCCCGTCAATGATAGCATCAGTGTGTCCGATGATACCGAAGACATCTACTTCGTCTTGCATACCCTCAACCTTATGCCCTGCGGCTACAGCTAAGGATAGTACGAGGGCTTCCAGCAGGTCACCATAAAAGAAAGTTCCTAGCATCTCAGCACGTAGGGGTTCTGAGTCTTGGCTTTGATTGATCTTGTACCATAGCTTTCTGTCGCAGGGTGAGCCAATGCCAGAGAGGCTTAGGTAATCCCGTGGTACTTGCTCTTGGGAAAACCTAGCCTCAGCAGCCTTGGCAATAGAGGAAGACAGGAACTGTGTAGATGCAGCATCCCATCCCCCTTTACCTTCGACAACCCTGTAGATATCGTCTACGAGTGTACTTAAATCTTTAAGACCCATTTTGCAAATCTTTCTAGCTCCTCTTGAGTTGCATCTTGCTTCATCGTGTTAGCCAGACGGGATATTACCTGTATGTTACCTTTTACATAACCTCCCTGAGGAGAGATTTTATCTAAAGAGGGGGCATACCTAGTTTTAGTCTCCATCTTCACACCCAGTACAGGGCAGACATCCCAATCTGGTATATCCTCAAGACTAAGATCAAAAGGTGTAGAACTCTTTTTAGACCTTTGTTTTGCGCTGGATAGCATCTTAGCCTTAGGTTTTTCTTTCCTAAAGTTTTCAGAGTGAACCCTGCGTTTCTCTTTTTCCCTAGCTATGTTCTTACCCATCCAGTCTTTTTGGTAAGAAGATACATAGGCTTTTCGGCAAGCGGGGTGTAAAGTCCTATCAACTCGGCCTGATAAGACAGGAACCCCGCAATGCTTACATAGACTCTGGTATACTTTCATGTGCTATCTCCTGCTTTACACAGTTATAACACAGTTTATCTATACCGTCAAGAGTGTGTCTATTGTTTTACTCAAAAGGGAATCTCATCATCATCTTCGACTGTGTAAACTTTAGGTGCTGGCTTAGTGGTAGACTTGGCTGCTGCCTTAGGCGGTGGTGTTGGGGCTTCGTCCTCTTCGTCTTCGTCGGGGTTATACTCTACGTGCTTAGTAACCTTAACCTTTTCAAGGCGAGTGCCGATGATGTTCTTGCGAGAAGTATCATAGACATTCAGGATAACCTCTACAGTAGAACCATTACCAATAGAGCCATCCTCGTCGTAGTCCCAGACAGTGCCATCTCCTTTGACCACCTTAGGCGCACCACCAGCATAGGCTTCTTCCCATTTACGCTTGAAGCGTACACGAGTTAGCCCATCATTGTCAGGGCTATCCTTACCCTTGAGCATCGACTTGCTCTTAGCCAGCTTGGCCATGCTCTCTGCATCCAAGTCAACGTCGATGGTACACTGACCGCCAGAATCCTTAAGGGCATTCTCAAACCCAGTCAAGTCTCGATTGTCCTCAAAGACTTTAGCCCAGTAGCCAATGCCAGTTAGTTTTACTTTACGTGTTGCCATGTGTAGCTCCTTTGCAATGTGTAATTGTAACAGATATCAGTTCTATTGTGCAAGTGGTTTCTCACCAGCTACACGATATTTTCTTTGCTTCGAGTTATCCCGAACCAACTCCTTGCCACCAGCAGCCATACGCACAGGGATACTGTTTGGCTTGGTCAACTTCTTTAGTCCAATGATCTTCTTTTCCATGTCTTACTCCTAGTAATTACTGAGGATACTCTCTGCCAGAGATTTTGGGTTCCAAGAAGGGCTATAGTCTGTAGAGAACAGGGCTTCTCCAACCCCGATACGAAGGACTATCTTGTCTGGTAGTTTGTATAGATAACTTGTGTAGACATCTGTGTCTAGAGCTTTTGATACCCGACTACTAACTCTGTCTAAGTATTCACAGACTTCTAAATGTAGCTGTTCAGAAACCATAATCTTTCCTTAGTGGATTGAGGAATATGTAGTGCCAAACTGTACGTCAATGTCCAGCTTGATGTTTAGTTTGAGCTTCTCGTTCACCTTCTCAATAGCCCAACGGAGAACTGACTCATGCTCTGTCTCCTCACCCAGTGGAATGCGATTGATAGACTCGTCGTGAAACTGACCAATGATGTTGGGTCGCTTGGTCAGGTAGTGAGCCACCCACTGATCGAAGCAGTATGCCCCAGTGGATTGGTTTAGCGTAGAGAAGATATCCTTCTCATAACGGAGTGAATACCAGAAGCCATTGACAGGGTTCTTCACCCACATCTGACTGTTCAAGGTCTTCACTTCTTGTTCCTTAGCAAACTGTTTGACTGCCCAGTTGCGCTCCCAGTATGCCTCAAGCAACACACCAGCTTCTGCCACTGTCATGCCTGTAGTTCTAGCCAGCTTGCTCTTACCTACGCCATACACTGCACTGTAGTTCACAGGCTTGAACTTCTTGCGTGTCTTCTTGATACTCTTGAAGCGAGAGATGTCATTGACAGTAGCCTCATCAGCCCGTGTGTAGAACTCATAGTCATCCCTGTCGATGTAGCCTGCACGTACAGCAAGGTCAAGGTGTTCATCAAAACCTTCCACTGACATCTCTGCCACATACTCAGGGTCATACGGGAAGATGAAGTGACGCTTGGTGGTAGCCTCAAGAGACACCATGTCAGCACCACACATGATCGTATCCTCGTCAGCAATAAGCGCACCACGGATTTCCTTACCCCAAGGCTTATCAACTCCGGGAAGATTAACCAGTGGTTTCTTATGCTTGAAGCGTAGTGTGTTGGTTAGGCCAGCAACTTCTGCACTGACATACCCATCAACCTCTGACTCTAGCATGCCCTCGAAGATAGACTTGCGGTGCTGCAAGACTGTGAGTCCATCAAGAACACCCACCTCTGGGTGATCCTCAATGAGTAGCTTAACAGATGGTGCAAGCTCCCCTTCCTTACGCACCTGTGGGACTTTCCTCTCGCTGCCATCATCATTGGTCTTGTAGTCAAAGGTGCATGGCTCCCACCCGAAGGAGAACAGCCAGTCCTTTACCTGATCTGGTGAGTTAGGGTTAGCCTTCTCCACGCTCTTAACAACACGCACATCGTCTTCGTGGAACAGGGGTAGGTCATTGTCCTCAAGTATCCTGAACCAGTCCAGTGCAGCCTTGCTGTGTGACCCATCCTTAATGGTCATCTTCTCTGGCTTAGACTTAGTGGCATACTTGACCACATCAGGCATGACACTGCGTAGTTCTTCTACCTTCTCTGTCTGTAGTTTCTCTAGCGTAGCCAGTGATTCTGTCACAAGCTTCTTGTCGATACGCCAGCCAGCAGCACTAGCCTTGTGAGCTACACGCATCTTGAAGGTAAGATACTGGAAGAACTTCTCCATGCTGTCTGTGTCTTTACCATACAGCATCTTGTAACGCTTGAGCAGGTTCTGCCACAGCATCCAGTTGATCTTCACATCCTCTTCACAGCGATGCTTATACTCTTCGTAGCTTAGGCCAACCCAGTCTGTAACCACAGGCTTAGGGATACCGAAGTCTTCACCAAAGGACTCAAGCCCGTGGATCATACGATCAGTGTTGATTACCCAAGACATGGGCAGTGTGTCATAGAGTTTAGCCTTAATGGTGATGCCAAGGATTTTCTCTAGTGCAGGAACGTCGAAGCGACAGATATCATGGCCTATTAGACTATCCGCACCAGTAAGCAGGTCACGCATATCGTTGTAGTTATTGGTTGACTGATAATCCTTACCATCTGTTGTCCACGACAGCACATGAACTTTCTTTGCTTGCCGTAGCAGCCCGTCCGTTTCCGTGTCTAATAAGATCATTATACATCCTTACAATATCTGGCAGTGTAGTACGTAGTTCATCAGAGATGATCTTGTTAGAGTGTCCATAGCATTGCTGTAACATGGCATGAAGAATCCTACTGCCTGTCGGGTTGTCCTCATCTCGTATTGAGCCTATGGTAAGCCCAAGGGTTGCCCTCTCCTTACCATCAATCTTGAACACAGCGTAGTTACCAATACTAGCAGTGTGTGCATAGGATGCTACACAATGTCTCATCTGCATACCCTCTGCGGCAATATCAGCCTGTGAAGTTAGAAGTGTAAAGGTATAACCACCCTGTGTAAAGACGCAATCTTCTGCAAACTTTTTCTCGGAGTAACCTTTACGTGCCACATCCCATGACAGACGATCATGCTCTTCATTCCACCTACGCCAAGACCAGTTACGGTTTACCTCAATCCCAGCCCTGTCAGCCATTCGCATAGTATCTCTTACGATACCAAGTGTCTGCTCAAAGTCTTCGATACGTGGTGCAACCTTCGCAGCAATTACTGGTGTCTCTCCCCTATGACTACTATATGGTAGATAGTATAAAGATAACATAGGTAGTATACCTGTTCTCACAGAGGTAAGTTCTGTGCTGTATTTTAGCAGTGGTGCAAGGAGTTTCATTCTAGTCTTTGAAGTATGCGCCAGTTGTTTCCACAAACCTTTACCAAACCTTTTCCGTAGCTGTTGTGGGTCTTCCTGAAACTCAAGCATTAGTGGGATCAGGTTGATCGTTCTGTCCTTAACTGCTTGGTCAATCAGATGCTTGTTCTCTAATGCACGATCTACCATGTATGGAGCGAAGGTATTCCAGCGCCTACCTGCACGACTTATAGCAAAGTAAGTCTCACGGGGAAAGTTCGCTTTGATGAACGTGTTGTATAATGCAGCGTTCAAACGCAGGGTTATCTTAGAACCGAAGTACTCGTGTAGCTTTTTGTTCAACACTCGTGAGGCAACCTTATCATTGTCTTCCCACCACTTTACCTCGTAATCCCTCGCGTTGAGAGTCAACCATACATTAAACATAAAAGGGTTGCGTGGGACTTCTTCATACTTACTGAAAACTTTGTCGCCCAGCTTTACAAAATCTTTTCCGCTTGTCAGTTCATACAGTGGCATCTTAGAAACCTTCTCTTAAGATTGTTGTCTCGTTTTTTGAGAGAGCTAAGGCATCTTCATAGACAAGCCTTAACTCTTCCAGTGTTGCATTACTTTTAAGTAGGTTAGCTCTTTGGCTTATCACCCGTACATTACCTGCGACATAACCTAAGCTAGGCACAATCTTGTCTAATGAGGGTGAGTTGTCTGAAGCCTTGTCTTTGCCAATTTCTAAGACAAGCCCAAGGATAGGGCATCTTTCTGGTATTACGATGTCTTTCTCTTGCAATTCAAAAGGTATGTTTTTAATCTTGGCAGAGTGTCTTGTGCGATACAACATACGCTTCTCGTGGTTTTCCTTATTCCAATCTAACCTTTTTAAGGTATCCTTGTTCGCAGTTGACCTACAGCTATTGGAACAATACTTCCTCTTCTTGGAAAGCAACAGGAACTCTTCCCCACAGGCGACACAACTGCCTGTTCTGGGTTCTTTATTGTCATTCAGTGGTACATAGACCTCTTTTTTATAAGAGGCTTTACACCCCTTACACCAAGATTGCCTACCATCCTTCTCTTTGTTGTGCAAGGCAAAGTCTTCGAGCATCTTCACCTTACCACATTTGCTGCATCTTTTCATCTTAAACTCCCATAGAATGGTGTAGTTTTACATAAAAAGTATTGTAAGTCAAGCTAAAAAGTTTCTCGAAGTAGGGTACTTTCTGGATCATAGTAGAGTGAACCAGCATCACCAAGTTTAGCAAATGGTCTGTTCTTGTCAATTACGAAATGCGTAGTGTTCTGTTCTACCTCATCCTCACTCTCAACGTCTCGGTCGATCTTGATACAGATGATAGCCTCTTCTTCCAGTGCTGCTGCATACTTAGTGCGCCCATCCTCGTTGACCTGACTGATGAAGATCACACCAATGTTCAACTCCTTAGCAAGCTGTGCCATCTGTGCGCCCAGTGAGGTCAGCGTCGAGGTTGCACCATCTACACCAGCATTGGATAGATAAGCAAGACGTTGCACATGGTCAATGAACAGGTAGCCTGCACCATACACAGAGGCAGCAAGGCGTACATACTCTAGCAACTTCATGGGATCATCATGCACTCGCATCTCGAAGATGATTGTGCGTTCTGCTTTGGTTGCTTTCTGTGCAGCCTTGATCACATCCTCTTCACTCACCCCGTTATCACGAGCATCATCCTTTGTACGTACATTAACACCCAACTCGTAGGTAGCCATAGCACGATACGTTGTGGACTTCATCTCTTCCATATGCAGCAGGGCGATACGTTCATCAGGATCAGCCAGCATAGCCATCTCAAAGAAGCGCACAACCTCTGTCTTACCCATACCACGGGGTGCTTTGATAAACGTCAGGCCACCCTTGACCAACCCACGGCACTTCTCGTCGATACCAGCATGACCAGTAGGGACATAGCTGTATGGGTTCTCCTTACGGATAGCGTTATCAACTGCCTCATCAGAACAGAAGAAGTTGTCTGGCGTGTAGCGTTGGGGTTTGACTGCTGCCCACTTAAGGGTTTCCCCTGCGCCTGCCATTAGGAACTCATTGGCATCCTTGTACTGTGACATAGGTACATACCAGAAGTTCTTTGGGAAGGCTGCATACAGAAGCTCTGCTGCCCTACGCCCTGCATCATCAAGCTCACCAGCATAGATGATATCCTGAAAGGTAGACAGGTACTTGTAGTTCTTCTTGACGAACTTGTCACCAATGCTGGCACTAGGCAGGGACTTCACTGGGTAGGTATTGCCTAGGATTTGATACAGGGATGCAGCATCAAACTCTCCCTCGGTGATGAAGATTTTCTTTGACGTACCAGCATTAAACTCTGGGCCAAAGAGGTCATCCATAGGCTTACCCTTCTCCTTCGTCCAGAAAACCTTCTCCTCAAACCCACGATACTTTACGTTTTCAGTATGTTTGAACGCATAACGAACTGGGTTGCCATCAAGTCCAAGCTGTAGTTGGATGCCATACTTTTTGCATACGTCTGGGTCAATGCCACGAATACCGTCATAGGTAAACCCTGATGTTGGCACAGACTTAATATCAATCTTTTCTTTCACGGGATACCTTTCTGTTGCCCAATCTTTTAGCCCTCTCATACGTGGTGGTGGGTATCTACCAGCACAAGAATGGCAGTAGCCTGTGTGCCTCTCGTCGTTCCAAGCAAATGCGTCAGAACTTTTACATCCTTCGAAGGGACACTCTTGATGTGTGTGTTCAACCAATTACCTTAGTCTCCCTGTGGAGTACCATAGGTAGCAACAAGAGCATCACGTGTACGAACCATCGCCTTGTGGTCTTTCTTGCTCCACCACTCAGGGTACTCATCCCATGTCCCAACATACTCGTCAACCTCTTCCAAGATTTCTGTCAGTAGTTCCACAGCAATGCTGGCTTTCTGGTCATCCTCTAGTCCACGCCATTCTAATTTGTACTTATCCATATCTTCTTCTCCTGTCAAGTGAGGGCCATTACATTTCCAAGGTGTCACACAGTTAGGACACATATCATCTTCATCCAACTAAAGCCTCCCATGATACGGGAAATAGTTCCTGCATATGCTCACTGATCTGATCTGCTACCAGCCGTGTCTCATACTGTGTGTCTTCCTTGCAGCGTAGCTTACACATATCAGCGAAAGCATCAAGTGATCCTGACCAATACCACTCAGTCATAGTCGATTGAGGTAGAACCATACGTGCTTGCTCTGGTGCTACTCCATCCCTAAGGAGTTCATTGTACACGGAGCAAGCAATATCTTGGTAGTCCACGTAAGTAGCACAATCAAGTACATCGTTGTATCCAGTACGAACAAGAGTTGCCTCTGTGAATACAGACTGTTTAGATGAACCTTGCTTCTTGTCAGCACTACGACCACGCCATGCCTCTGGTGTGTAGAACTCTGGGGGATCATCAACATAGCGCCGACTGACTTCATTCCAGCGTAGGAACTTATGCTTCACCAGTTGACGAGCAACAAAGATAGGAGCCTTCACATGGAAGGAAGCAAAGGCATGACCGAAGGGACTAAAGTGTTTATGCTCGGCCAGATACTTGATTAGCTTTGCGTCACTAGGCTTTAGGGTAAGTGTCCAACCATCGTATCCAGACAAGTCCCATTCACTTTCCTTACCAAAGGATACCCGTGCTGCGTTGACAACACTAAGGTCTGACCCCATGCTGTCGATCAAGGTAGCTTCAATCATGTTGCTTCTCCATCGCTTCTTGTTCCAGTTCTTTTATTCTTGCCATGAGTTCGTGTTCCTTCTCGGTGCATACCCATAACCAGTTTTTACAAGCGTCACTGTGGGCTTTCTTCCAAACATCCACCTCTTTCTTAAGCTCTTCAATACGAGTAGCGACGAGATAGACGAGGTGGCACTCTGGAAAATACCAAGCCTGCAAAGACTTGATAAGTTGCTCATCGGTCATTTGAATAAATCCTCTGGCATTGCCAAGTATGTTACAAGGAAACCAAATGGCCCTACGAAAATCACACATGATGCAATAACCATATTCGCAGGATCATCCTTCCAGAAGTTAAACAAAGAGTCTGACATATTGAAGAGTTCAGGATGCTCCCTTGCCAAAGACCTTCTCATTACAAATGCAAGATGTACAACGCTTGCAACACCTGCAAGCAACCATAATGTAATAAACAGAATCATATCACTCAATCCTAAACGCGCTGAAATCTTCTGGCTTAAACATCAATGTCCAAAAGGAAACATGGCGACCACCTTGGTCAATCATATCATAGACATCATTAACAATATCTTCCAACTTGTTGATGTCATCCATCAAGATAGGACTAAGCATCACCCACTCACCCTTGTTAGCGTGTAGGCCATAGAGGTTCTTAGTGATAACCTGTGGCCCAACTGTTAGTTCTGTCATCATACTACCAATCCTTTCGGATTTTCCAGTAGACCCAACACTCCATGCAATGACCCTGACCTAAGAAAGTGTCAATGAACGCACAGATGTTGGGCTTACCCCTGCGTTGCCAGTCATAGTTCCTAGCACTGAACGTCTGGTTATTGCTACCACCAAGGATAACATTTAGCAAGACGCTCAGTGCCACGAAGATACGATTAAGATACCGAAACATTCGCAGTGAGTAGCTTAGCTAGAGGCTTGAACTCTACACTCGCAACAGGAGACTTAGTGTCCAGCTTAATAACCTGAGCAATGGCACGACCCATAGGCGAATCAAAGATGTAGAAGGCATTGAGTTCTACATTACCCTTCTCTGCAAGGTAGTGATAGACTGTCTTACCCGTCTCGAACTGGACAGACACAGTGTAGGGCATGACCTCTTCAACATCGTTCTTGTCACAAGTGACTACCTCACCAGTACCTTTGATTTCCATCACCCACTTACCTGCGCTATTCACAGCCAGCTTGTGGCCATACTTCACAGTGCTTACAAGGCTGTTGATTTGGTATAGCTTCTTCTCAGTCATAGTGTTTTCCTTTTGTGTGTCAGGTCTGTTGTATCTGGATGCAGCGTAGTACCTCATTGCATCTTCGAAGTGTGGAGGGAAATCCCAGTTCCTCATGTCTTGTTCCCCTTTCGGATACCCTGTGCTGTCTTAGCACCATTGTATGTGTGCCTCATGTATGGGTTGAGGCTGCTGATGTTCTTGTGTCCTGTCACCTGCATGATCCCAGTACTGTCAACGCCCGCTGCCACGAACTCATTGATAGCTGTCTTACGCAAGTGACCAATCTTCAAATCTTCTGGTAGTCCACACGCAACCTTTATGGAGCGAAGTATAGGGCCGAATGTTACTGGTGTCAACGGGACATAAGCGTTATCGGATATACGATGGTGTGGTACTACTAGCTTTTGGAAACCCCAGTCATCCTGTTGTTGCTTCAACATGGATAGTAATGGCTCATCAATGGGTAGGAACACCTCGGCCCCACGCTTGGACTGCTTGATGGATACTCTAGCCCCAACCAGATCAACATTGTCCCATGTCAGGTGGCATATGTCAGTGGGTCGTTGCGCCCACTCGTAGCACATCATCACGAGAAGCCCTACGTTTCTCCACTTGAAATCCTTAAAGGCTGTGTCAAGGAACAACTCTACTTGGTCTTGTTTCCAGATAGGAGTAGAGGGTTCATGCTTTAGTTTCTTAACCTTACCCATAGGGTTATCGTTGATCAAGTCCAAGGATCGTGCGAAGTTTAGCACCACAGAGAATAGCCTTGCCCGTTCATTGGCCCTAGCCACGGAGTGTTCAGACACCCACTGTTCGTATGCCTCGTTGCACAGCTTGGCAGTGAGCTTGTTGACAGACACATCACCTATCCAAATGCCTGATACCTTTAGCAATTCAGCCTCATACTTGATCTGGGAACTACTAGCAAGAGAGGCAAACTGTTTGGATAATAGGTAGTAGTTGATGATATGTTTGACCTTAGAGGTTGGGCCTACGTTACCTTCTTTGATATAACCTTTACGATAGGCTGCTACCTTTTCGAGTAGTCTAGGTATCTCATAACGTGCAGCCCTACCATCCGTGAAGGTCTTGGATGAAACTACGCCAGCCTTCCTAACTTCCTCTGGTGGACTAAACCTATAGACAGTTGACCCATCCTTTAGTGTAATCTTCTTTGTATACTTCATGTTGTTCCCCTTGTGTAAGGGTAGCACTTGCATAAGTCATCATCATGTGCTACCCTCTATCTCTTTATGTATTACTTAAGTATTTATCTCTTAAGAATATAATACTTAAGTTAAACATAAGGTGTCTCTTTAGGCATAACCATATAGAGAACCTTATAAAGATGCACAATGTCTCCACTTGCATCTTGCACTGCTGAATAGACAGTGATAATATTACCCTCAAGACTTTCTTCTCTGCCAAAGGAGACAGCCTCAGCCAACCCCTCGAACACAGATGAGGCAACAGTCTCACCACTATCCCTGACGTAAACACTATACATCTTCTTGTCCTATAAGAACAGGGTCAGGAACACTGTTGCAAAGAACAATATCCCTAACGCACCTTGGATTACTTCCCACATTACGAGTTCACACACCAGCAGTCAGGATCACCACACTTGTCAGCATCATCCTCTACAATTCCATCAACATCTGAGAAAGAGTAACCTTCCTCATCAATTTCCCACTCGTGTTCTTCCTCGGTGAGATCGAAGTCATCCTCTGGTACATACTTACCATACATCTTGTTGTCAAGGATTTCTGGAATACGTGCAGGTTCAATCTCTTCAACCACCTTGTACTCACAGACCCGCATCTTCGCAAAGTCGTAGTCATAAGGTACAGCTACAACATTAGCAGGGTTTACTTCGACCACAACAGTGCGTGAGTCAGCAGCGTCAGCAAAGCCTTGTAGATACTGGTCAGCGCAGACGTGCAAGCCAGACGAACAGGTGTTCTTTGGATCATCATCTACCTTGCGGCGATCCATCTGCACCACATTGCCTACGCTGTTGTCCATAGTGCCACTGTGAATGTCCTTGTAGTCCTTGCGGATACGCTTGAAGGCAATGAAGTTACCCTCTGGTGTGATCGGTGCGTTGAAGTTCTCAAGGAAGTTGAACAGGCATTCACGAGAACGATACGATGGGTTCTGCATAAGGTTCTCAAGGAACCGAACCCAAGGCGTAGCATCAAAGCCTTCGTCCAGTAGGTCTAGCAGCTTGTCTGTGAGTGCATTGTGGATTGCCTCACCCTCATACCAGACAACACCATCTGCAATCTCTACCTTAGCTCCAACGGCAGACTTGCGGATGTTCTCTTCACGATCTGCCAGACGCAGGATCACTTCAAGGGAATGTTCAGGTAGCTTGAGGTGGTCACGCAGTAGGTCAAAGTTCTTATGCCCAGACAGGACAGTGTGCATCTTACCACCAGCAAAGACAGTGATGCTTTCATTCGAGAGTGTGTAGGGAATACGCATGGTTGCTCCTTATGCGTTGTTGATTAGGTTGATGTAGTGCAGGAAGTGGGTAAGGTGTTTGTCGAAGTTTGTATCTAGCTTCAACAATGGATACTTGTCAAGGATACTATTATACTCTTGATCCACCTTCTTGTCGTTAATAAAAGGTAGTCCAAGTCGTTTCAAGTTATTATCCCATACGTCACGAGTCAAGCCTAGATAGTGAGACTGACGAGCGGCATTTGCTTTCTTGGCAAACTCGCCAACAACACCTGTATCATTGGTGAACCCACGTAGTTTTGCATAGTCATAACGATGATACCTATTACCAAGAGTATGCTGTGCAAGCTGTGCCTTAGCCTTAATCATTTCGTCCAGCTTAGGCACAATCAATTGCCACTGTGTTGCAGCCTCAAACTTTTTCCACATAGGCTTAGGCACAAGGATGATATCCTGTAGTAGTTCACTCTTAACCATTGGGACAAGGTTCAACAGATACTGGGGATATGCTCCACCTTCCATAGGATAGTAGAAGCCACCCTTCTGGAACATCGCATCATCCATCTCCATAGGTCGGCGGCTACCATAGTCACTGCACAGGTAAGACACAGACAGCTTAGCCCGTGGCCCTGTCTTCACTGCCCCATCATCATGTAGGTCTTTGACATACTTCACAGGGTAGTCAAGGTCATGGAACAGCGCAGCTAGGCCAGTCTTTGCCAAGGGATCAGACAGGTCAACCTTAACCCAGATCAACCTTTCATTAGGCTTGAGGTCAAGAGAGATACGTTTTGCTGCACGAACATTTGCAACCTTATCAGACACATCCTGCACATAGATAGTGTAGTCTACGTTTGGTGATGCCTCTGTCTCTGTGCCAAACCCAACAGTAGAGTTATCTCTCCACCCTTTGCTGCCTACATGGAGAGACAGGAACGGATACGACAGGTGTGGTCGGAAGTCTTTGATAGGTGTGCCACGCCAGCAGAAGCTACCATTGCCAAGCGTCTTGTTATACTTACAGACAGCCTTGGTTGCTCGGTATAAGCTTGGCTCTTTGTCGATATCTACCTGTGCTTTCTCAATCATCCCCTCTTTTACCTTGGAGATAACCTTCTTGATGTTAGCCAAGGTAGGGTCATTCGCACCATAGCTTAGGTCTTCACGGGATGCAGTAACCTCAAGATCACCAATGTCAAACTCGAACACAACATTGCGAGTGTTGAAGGATAGCAAACCGAAGGGCAGTGAGTTGGTGTTGATAGGGTAGAGGACACACCCCATCTGTGCATAGGGGCCAGACAAACGGCTGTCAGTGTAGAAGTAGTAGCCTTCACCCTCAATTAACTTCTTGATAGGTTGGAACTGTTTGTCCCGTGAGTTCTTCACATGGGGTTGAACCTTGAACCCATAGGATACCACCTCTGCTGCACGTTGGAAGGATGGGATATCATCACGCTTAACAGGGAAGGATACCTCTAGCCCATCTGGCTCATTAGTAGGTGAAGGTTCGGACATAACGTGTAGCTGTGGCGATCCATCAGGGCCAAGCTGGATGGAATAGTATGCGACCAGACCTTTGTGACGTGACACCACAGAGAACGTATCAGTGTATGACATAGGAGACATACGGCCCACACCCCACTTACCTACAGCCTTGTTGGTGTTCTCCTTAGTGGAGTGACCAAGCACAGTGTAGAAGCCTTCCATGTTCTCATGTGCAATGCCTGCACCGAAGTCACGGCAGGAGAACACAGGGGTCAGTGACGTAGGGAATGTCACCTCGAATGGAACGTCCTGCTTACCCACCATTACGTGTGCATCAAAAGCATTACTCCAGATTTCCCTCGTGATTGACTGTGGCTTGTTCGAGTATAGGCCAGAGATAACCATGTGGAACATCTTGCCCGATGCTTGGATGGTGAAGTCTTTAGTAGCATGGCTGTTGTTCTCAACCACACGTAGATTAGTGTTCGTCTGCATGATTTACTCCATGAATATGTTGGTGCAACTGGAGGGACTCGAACCCCCATTGATCCATTACGGTGCTTCGCATTAGAAGTGCGATCCGATACAGTTGCATTCAGGTTAACACTGTTAACCTATTGTTATCTCCTAGTCAAGGCTTTTTGTTTGCCTCAAAGACTGCTTGTGCAAATCCCCGTGGGGTAGCACTACGAATGTTCTTGGTCTTCATATTCTTGCCACCCAGCTTGCGATGCTGTGTGCTATACCCTGCAAGGTAACTCACTGGCTTAGGCACAGGCATCTTGAACCCATTACCTGTCCACAGGCAAGTCTTCTTAGGGTAGGCATCACGAGGTGCAATGTATTCAGGCCACACAGGATGCTCTGCCTCGTCCTCTGGGATGTACCCACCATACTCATAAGGTTGAACATATAGTCAGGCTTACGCCACAGCGTGGACAACACAGATACTGGGTTCTCAATGAAGAATGGCACACGTAATTTACTAAAGAAGCTAGAACAAATCATGGCGTTCCATGCTGCTTTCTTCTGGAAGTCTGGGTCAATCTGACGCTTACGCTCGAAGTGTGCAGCACCAGATACAGCTAGGTCAGTACATACTGGGAAGGCCATACCAAATGCTACAGGCTTGTAAAGGTAGCTCTGACAAAGATCACCATGAGCCTTGTAGTTATGTAGGTCAGCATTAAGGTAATGGATAGACCCACCACTAGGGAAGCGATCAACCTTAGTACCATCATGCTGAATGTCATAGCAGTGGCACTCGTAACCAGCCTTAGCCCAAGGCTTGACTGCCTCACCAGTGTAATCATACAAGGATATCACAATCATTTCATTCTCCTTTACTCTTGGTAGAACACATGGTTCCCATATGCACCGATGAGTGTCATATGTTTGGCCCAGTATGGTTCAACATCCCGTGTGTGGAAGTTTGTAGCTGATGTGCATAGGATGCAGCCTTCTTCAAGTATCTCATAGGCAAGGATCACAGACTGAACGAATGCCTCTGGTTCATCTATAGCTAAGTCCTTATCGTTTGTCCAGCTAAATTCTCCATCCTCAAATACTGTTGCACAAATGTCAGCCTCTGTGCCTGCAATGTTCATCGTAACTTCTGCAACCAGTATCTGACCATCAGTAGGCTCACCTCGTGCTTCAAAATACATGTTACCTGCAAGGCACAGTGCTGCTAGTAGCATTAGGTTTCTCCTTCATAGATAGCTTCCAACTCACGCTCTAGTGCATCAATCTGTTTAGCCAGTTTATACTCTGCGGTTTCGGCACGTTTATGCTCATCCATAGCCAATTCAATTAGGTTGTTATTCTTTTTGATCAACTCCTCAATGCGTTTGGCTGCGGCATCCATCAACTCACATTTCATTGTACTTTGAAAGTCTTGCGTTACAGGCTGTTCGTCTTGAAGCCGTGCGATCAATTCTTCATCAGTCATTACATTCTCCCTAGTTAGACATTATGATTATCACAATCAGTTCCACTGCTACTGCCACGGCTGCTAAAATAAGACATGCTTCATAACTACTTAACCTATCCTTTGCATCTTGTAGTTTATCCTCTAGGTGATATATCTCTTTGCGTTGACGATCATTTAGACGGAGCTTGTCTCTTATATCCCCCTCCAATGCACTGACAACAGAGGCGTAATTTTTGGAGTGATCTCTTAACTTCCCCTCGTAATACCCCTTGCTAGTATCTTCCTCAAGTTTTAAGCCTTTCTTCCTAGCCATTTTAAGGCAGGCGATAGCCTCATCCTCTGAATCAGTGCTTAGTGCCTTGCTTAATAGCTGATTGGCTGACATTTATTTACCCCCTAGTAAAAGATTGCGTGAACAACCATTGTAAAGATAATACCAGCTATAAACCAAGTAATACCAGTGAACACCCTAACTGCACTGTACCAGTATTCTTTCTCAATGATTAGGTATTCTTGTTCTTCTCGCTCCATACATCCTTGTAGCATTCGACGTTGGGATATTTCAAATGCCCTATCATCCTTATCTATTCCCATAGCCCCATATCCTCTGCCATAATCTCATAGTAGTAGTCAGTCTTTACCTCAAGGGATGCCCGAAGGTATGGGATGTGGTGGGTAAAGATTGCAAAAAGAACTATCCAGTATGTAAACGCTTGTAGATATTTCATTCTCGTGTTTCCTTTGTTATAGTGACTTCACCATTGCAAATCTGCATACGCATTAGGGTACTGCTGCCTGACCCTGACCGCACTGCTACATCTTGGTTAGTCCAAATAGTACCAATCCTATCTCCATCATAGATATTAAACCAGTAGGATGTTACCTTTGGTGCAGGCTTGCCACGATACACAAAGCTTTTTATCCAACTGGGGGTAAATCCACAGCTAACCCAACCACCATCTTCCCAAACGGGGTTGTGAAACTTCCAGTCATGAGGCCACGCCTTTAGTGTAGCTTGTTCCTCTGGTGTAAGCAACCCATAAGGAATACGATTTGTTGTTACGTCGAATGTCATGCTGCCACCTCTCTCATTGCACGATCCCAATCACACTTGCCAGTATCCCGCAGGATTTCCACTGCCCGTGCTGCCTGCTGGGGTGTGGCTTTCCACGCTTGGTGACCCACGCCTCCTGGGTAGCACAGTCTGTATATTTCACTTTTCGACATGTCTGGGGGGCAGATGGTTTTTACGGCATCCTCCAGTTCAAGGTCGCGCGTTTTTGGGTTGCGGTGTTGAACCCACCCGCCGATACAGCAGGCAGACCCACAGGGGTGACTGGAGTTTTTGCGATTTTCATACGATTTGTCCATGTCAAAGCCCATCTTGCTGCTGGGGCTGTTGTTGTCCAAGCCGCGCAGAAAGTCGGCCAGCTCTGTCAAATTATTCAGTCTCATTTTCTGATTTCCTTCTCTTCGGATACAACAGAATTACCATATACCTTAGCCTTATCAAGCACTGTAGCATAGCCCCATACCTTAGCATTCTCATATACAAAAGCATCGCCATATACCGTAGCACTTCCAGCTACCAAAGCATTACCAAATACCTCAGCATTATCATATACCATAGCATTATCATACACCCTAGCATTACCATATACCTTAGCATTACCAAATACCAAAGCATAATCATCTAGCCAAACATTATCATACACCTTAGCATTACCATATACCTTAGCACAGTCATATACCGCAGCATTACCATAGACCTCAGCATTACCATAGACCATAGCATTACGGCCCACATAAGCACTATCAGCTACAGTTGCGCTATCAGCTACCCAACCACCACCATTAGGGTGCTTATGTGCGGCGACGCGGCCTAGTCCATCCTCAAAATCATAAGTATCCATCATGTTCTCCTTAATCACAGCTAGAATAACGGGATGTTTCACACACCCACACATCATCAGTCGCATTGTAGTACACCCGATAGGTGGCATCATAACCCCACCCCCATGCACTCTTGAATGACTCACCCTTAGACTTAGCATCGAGTGCTGTCAAGTGGTTTGATTGTTCACGGATCATAGCTTATCCTTTCCTTAGCTATAATAGGGGCGTGTCTTTGGGTAGTGCGTGTCAGGCATAGCCTCAGTGGTGCAGCGCACAGTCAGACGCTCATCCCCATATGTATCTTTGTTTTCTGCCTCGACAAAATCCCACAGTTCATCTTGATAAGCCTTAGCTTCCTCGTAGCTGTCAAAGAACTTTAGCTTGCCATACATGGTCAGACTGCCCGCATCATAATACCACCCACCTTCCTCAGGCCCACCATACTGCCTGTACTGCGTGTACACGCCCACTGTCCACCATGTGGCAGGCTCGTCTTGGGTATGCCTCAGCAACTGGCAGCACTCTTGTCCATAGGGTTTGCCATCGTCCCATTCCACCTCATCATGGCGGTACACACGCACCCACCCCTCAACCTCACTGGTGTACACGGGTAGTGTCTTGCTTAGATAGTCCATTTTGTTATCCTTTATGTTAGGTCATCAGCGCATAGGCAAGGGCAAGGCACAGGGCATAAGCCCCAAGGGCAAGCATCCAATACTGCATCACGCCACACCTTTTTGTGCCAGCACTAGCTGTTGCTCTGCGTATGTGATCCTGCCCACACCAACCACACCCACAGGCGGGTTATAGTATGCATCCCAATATACCTTAATACATTTCTTTAGCTTAGCATGGCCCTCATCATTAAGCAAAGACCACACAGACACACCCTCGCAGATATCATCTAGGTTTTTGTAAGCAATCATAGTGCCACCTCTTGGGCCAGCATTAGCTGCCGTTCTGCATAGGTAATTGCACCCACCCCTATCACACCCATAGGCGGGTTGTGTAGCCTCTCAAAGTATAGATCAACCAAATCAGTAAGGGTATTTTGTTCACCCTCTGTTAGGCTATCCCATGCCATTGCTGCAAGTGTCAGGTCTTTTAGATTATGGTAGAACATCTGTCTTATCCTTTGTTGATTGCCTTAACTAGTTACACTAGGGGAGGGCTAGTGCAACCATTAAATCAACCCCTTTCAATGTGTTAGGAATACCACAGCTTTGGTTGCTGTCCAGCATAGGCCACAGGTGCCACAGCTTGCGGTTTTATCAGTTTGCACAGGGCATACAAAAGCTTTGCCTTGGCTAACCATATCATTAGCCCTTGCATCATCGCCAGATAGGGCTGTCATGCTGTCACGCTTGAAGTTACCAGAGAACCGCACAGCAAAGCGCACAGGATCAGCTTGCTGGATATCTAGCACAGCCTGCCCAATGCCCCGTTCTGTAGGGTCTATAGCATCGGGTTGGTTGGCGGTATACCCATAGATATACAGGGCAGGAAATTTTGCAAGCCAAGCTTTCCACTTGTTCACATAGGCCACCGAATAAAAATCCCCAAGGATATGCAAGCGCACTAAGAAACCTTTTGGGTTTTTCTTTTGTAGGTCTGCAAGTTCGCTTTCCATACGTTGTATTAGATCATCATTGGCAGCATATCGCGTGGCGAAGGGCATATTGTTTCCATAGCAATTGGCCCAATGTGCGCATGATCTAGGGCATGTCTTACGTTCTTCTAGTGTCACAGTAAAGATACGAAAGCCTTTAAGCTTGCCCTTAACTACACGCTTGCCAAGCTTTACGTTAGTGCTTTCCTTAATCACTCTTTCAGATTTGCCTAGCGTATCCACACTAGTATCCTTCAAGGTGGATTGAAACAATGTGTGACCATTGGCCACAGCGATTTGTGTTTTGGTTAGCATGGTATCCCCCATAGATTGCCTTATCATTACACCATAAGCCTTAACCTATGGTGCAATAATCTGTCAACCCGCAAAGTGGCGCAAGCGGCGAATAGTTGCGTTATGTTCAAAGTATACGCTGCGCTTGCCCATATGCACGGCAGTCATGCAATCGTCATGCTTAATGCCCCAAGGCAATACTTTAACCTTGCGCTTGCGGGTTAAACCCTTAAGTCCCATTACGTTAAAGCGGAAACCTTTTGTGCCGTCATTAAGACCCTTGGTTGCGAAGATAATAAACATGGTTGTTCCTTTCAGGTTATCATGCTAAGGTGCATGGGATGCTATCCCTTAGGATAGACACCGATATACCTTAGGCTATAGAACGTTTCCCCTTAGTGATCTAAGATATCTATAGCATTCCTTATACCTAGCAATCTGCGGCGCATGGCATTGCACCCTTTTATTAAGCCCCGTGGTTTGCCTTTAGTAACCACGGAATTTTACCCCGTCCATACCGCCTAGTGTTTATTCACTATTCCCTGCCAAGGGAAACATTATCGGGCAAGCCCTAGTAATGCGGTATCGTTAACAATGTCAAAGAGCGATAGTCGGGCTGGCAGGTTGTCTGCCTCGATGAATTAACCTTAGACCACTTATTAAACCTAGTCAAGAACTTTTTTCGTCGGTATCTGCTAGGGCTTGCTTACACCTAGCTAGGGCTTATCGGTCAAGTGCATCTGCTGTTAGGCCGTGGCCCGTTCCGTTCTGCGTCTTGTTCCGTCTCGATGAATTAACAAAACACCATAACCAAACGGAAAGCAACAGCTAGGAAGTATAGGTTGATACTACCCAAAAGGATAGGCCAGTGAATGGCGATGTGAAAGGGTAGATAACACGCGCGCGCATATACGCGAGAGAGAACCTATACTTTCGGGTAGGTAATCCAGGAAAAGATATACCTTGGGATAGTTTATGTATCTGTTTGTATAGCACATGAGGGGGTGGGTATACTTTGGGATAGCATCGAGATACGGTAGGGTGGTGCATCTCTTTTGTTGTATGCGAAAGTATACTGTGACCATTGCGATTCCTAGGCGTATATCAATAAATCATAAAGATTCATTCTGTATTTTATTGTAACATAACAATGGGTTAGCCTATGGATTCCTATGGATTCTGCGCAATGCCTTCGACCTACAAGCAAGCAGGGGGCGGGCATGGGCCATAGGGGGGTGTCACGTTAGCGTATACCATCTCTGCCAGAAATTAGTAAAACCAATAAGTGTTAACCAGAAAAAGGTCACATGGTTAACAGCACTATGATCCACTGATACACGGTATTCTGACACCACAGTTGTAGAAGCCCTAGGAGACACCTTACAGAGCCTCTAGATGTCTCCGCTACCCTCACCTAGAAAAACCTTCAGACCCTATTCAGCGTCTCTCTCCGTGGCGCTTTTAGCTATCCTGAGGCTGTACACCAGACAGCGGGTGATTCAGCGTGATGAGAGCTTAGGTGTAGCCTGTATCTTTGATTATTCTTAAATAAATATGAAATAGGGTATTGACAAAAGGGTGAATCGCGGGTATCTTACTTAAGTATACTTAAAGAGATACATGATGAGATACACCATGAGAGACATAAGGTACTCATTATGCTACCTTAAGCTACCTAAGTGTACTTAATGCTTTCATAATGATACCTTAAGTATTACTTATATTTATATATATAAATAAGAGAAACATAAGGAAGCATAAGGTACAGCATGATGTATCTCATCATGTATATCATTAAGTATATACGTAGGTAGGAGAAAGTGGATTTCAAGTACCCTATGTAAAATTCTTTTGTTTTGTAGTTCAATCAAGAAAAAGCTTGACTATGGACATACTTGGAGTATAACTACGGATGAAGTATTTCTCAGATGAAGACGTACTAGGTCAGTTCTACAAGGCACTTGCTGCTGGTGACGAAAAGGTTCTGCAAAGGGTTCACATCCCTCGTTCTGATGTGTTCTATGTGCGAGAAGCGATTCATCAAGCTACTGGTGTCAGGTATACCTTAGACCGTATCGAGAGGGCCATGTTGGTTGAGGGACATCTGAAACGAAAGGATGTTTTCGAACCAGATAGGGTTAGGAAGTTTGAAGATGGACAAGAGTACTAAAGTTTGTACTTCTTGCGGAGAAGACAAGGATTTACTTTTATTCTCTAAGAAAAGCTCAGGTAAGTTTGGAAGAAACGCACAGTGCAAAGTCTGTAAGAGTGCTTACTACACAAAGACTAAGGTAGAAAGAAAAGCAGCGCAAAAACTCTACAGGGATATCCCAGAAAATAAAGAGTTAGCAAAAGCCCGTTCCTCAGCATGGCGTAAAGATAATCCAGACCTTGTAGTAGAGAACAACAAGAAATACTCTAGAAAGCACTACCTTGAAAACAAGGAGAGATACTTCTTTAGAGCAGGATTGAGAAACTCAAGAGTTAAAAAAGCAACACCTGTATGGACTAACTTGGAAGATATCTTTAGGGTCTATAAGTTATGTAGAAGAATCAGTAAGGAGACAGGTATACCCCACGAGGTAGATCATATAATACCTCTCCAAGGTAAAAATGTTTGTGGGTTACATACTTTTAAGAATTTACGAATAATACCTAGAAAAGACAATAGACAAAAGAGTAATACTTGGATTGGGGAATGGGAATGAGCTTAAGTCTTGGGAATAAGTCCAGAGAGAATCTTAAGGGTGTCCACAAGGACTTGGTTGCTGTAGTCGAGAAGGCTATCACAATCACCACCCAAGACTTCACCGTTGGTGAGGGTGTACGTAGCCTAGAGCGTCAGAAGAAGTTGGTAGCCAGTGGTGCTAGCCGTACCATGAACTCTCGCCACCTTACTGGTCATGCCGTAGACCTACACCCATATCCCTACAAGGGTGATCACGACATGGATGGTATTCCTAACTCAGATGACTGGGATGCCTACAAACCAATCTACGAAGCCATGAAGCAGGCTGCTGCAGACTTAGGTATCAAGATGGTACATGGATGGGACTGGGGCTGGGATGCACCACACCACGAGTTGCCTGCGAAGGACTACAAGTAATGTCCGAGGATGATACACTCAGAAGAATTGCTAGGCTAGAGGAAGAGATTGTTAGACTCTGTGCAACGATCAATGAACTCAACCTGACCATTGTTGTTTTAAATAAAACAGTTGAAAACATGAGTGCATCTGAAAAGCGTAGAACAGAAATTAGGGATAAGTCAATCCTGTTCGTAGTTGGTGGATTTATTTCTGCTGCTGTTGTCTGGATTATCAATGGCGGACTAATCAAGTGAAGACCTACAAGAGGGAAGTTGCTGTCTCCCTACTGATCTGGCTGGCATATGTCGTAGAGGTGAAGGATGCTAATGTTGTCGAAGTCATCATATGGCCAGTCTTTACGTTCGCTGCTCTTGCGTTTGGTATTGATTGGTGGGGTAAGTCTGGTAGCCTCATGCAGCAGCCTCCCAATGAAGCTCCTAACGGGAGGAGGCCCAAAGGTAGCAGCAAACACCCAAGTGGCGAAGGTGGCAACCCAGACGATAGGTAAGTCAGAGACTAATGGTGACCAAAAGATTGAGTTGGTTCAGGGTCATAGCAACAGAGTTGAACAAGTACAAACTCAGGATAATCGAATTAAGACTGAATCTGTTGAAAAAGTTGTGATCAATGAGACTTCCCCGTGGCTTATCGTAATGTTGATGATCGCATGGGTACTACCAACACCACAATACATCGGAAATAGGATTTATTTATGGCTGTCCCACCTCGTGTCAAAACTAAAATGGCGGAAATAGGGGTATCTGGGGTAAATAAACCTAAGAAAACTCCATCTCACCCTACTAAATCCCACGTTGTAATGGCTAAAGAGGGTGATAAGTACAAAGTTGTACGATTTGGACAGCAGGGTGTAGTAGGTGCAGGTGATAATCCCAAGTCTGCTGCTGATAAAGCTAGAAAAAAGAGCTACTATGCTAGACATAATGCTCAAGGAAAACCGACAACCAAACTATCTGCAAAATTCTGGAGTCATCGAGTTAAATGGTAACTTGACTAAAGTGGTAATGTATGGTATAACTCTCACAAAGGAGTTAATCATGCAAGTTACAAAAGGTTCAGACGGTAGATACTACAAAGACTGCCCTTCCTGCGGACAACCACAAAGTTATCTACGTAAAAATTACGCAGAAGAGTCCCTTAAACTTGGTAAAGAGTGTAAAAAGTGTTCCAATAAGTTAAGCCCACAGTCTCATAAAGGTTGGCACAGGGGTATAAGAGTTTCTTGGTTTAACCAATTTAAGTCTGGGGCAGAGTTAAGGGGTTTAAACTGGGATTTAACTCTTGATGATGTTGCTGACCTACTACAAGAACAAGACTCTAAGTGTGCGTTAACGGGTTGGAGTATAGAGTTTCCTGAGTCAGGCCATCCACAAGCCGCACCAGCTTCTCTTGATAGAATAGATAGTAAGAAAGCTTATACAAAAGATAATACACAAATAGTAACTAGACAAGCGAACATGATGAAGCAACGATACTCTCAAGAAGATTTCATCAAAGTTTGTCATGCAGTTGCTGCTAATCATAAGGTTAAATGACAATGCTTGGACTGATGATTCCTACTGAAGAGATTCCAACAGCTAAAGAGAATCTTGAAACAACCAAGTGGCTGATGAAATACTGGTCGCTTGGGCCTGAGGTAGGCTCTGAGAAGCCCGGAGATAACGCTCCCTTCTGGTCTGAGATTGCTAAGGTCTGGGATATTGATGAGAAGCAAGCTCGTCGTCAACTTTGTGCTAATTGTGAGTACTTTGTAGATACCCCGAAGATGCTCAAAGCTCTAGAGCAGATTGCTTTTAATGAGTTTGATGCTACTGGTGGTGGTCGTGGCTACTGCAAGAAGTTTGACTTCATCTGCCACAACCTACGTGTATGCCAAGCATGGGAAAGCAATGACCCTATGGCAGAGTATGAAGAAGAAGAAGAAGACTAGTCATGGGACGTACTAACGAAGCCCTCTGGGAAAAGTCTAAAGCAAAAGCTAAGGCTAAGATGGGTGGAGAACACTCAGCCAGAGCAATGCAACTTGCAGGTAAATACTACAAGGATGCTGGTGGAAAGTACACTGGTGGGAAGACCCAAGCTCAGAAGTCTATGACTAAGTGGACTAAGGAATCTTGGGGTACAAAGAGTGGTAAGCCCAGTACTCAAGGCCCAAAGGCAACTGGTGAAAGATATCTCCCGAAGAAAGCTAGAGAAGCTCTATCCGATTCTGAATATGCTGCGACTACCAAAGCAAAACGTGCAGGTACAGCAGCAGGCAAACAGTTTGTAAAGCAGCCCAAGGCTATCGCAGCTAAGACAGCTAAGTTTAGAAAGAAATCCTAATGGCTAAGAAACCTACCAAAGCACAAGCCAAGATCGCCAAAGTCCTAGGCGAGTTCAAGGATAAAAAGTTACATTCGGGTGTTGACCCTAAGGGGCCAAAGAAAGCACGAGTTGTAAAGAGTCGGAAACAAGCAATCGCCATAGCCTTGAGTGAGGCTAGCAAAATCAAAGGGAAGAAATAATTATGCCAATGAAACCTACACCAATGCCAATTAAAACTGGCAAACCAAAGAAGCCCATCATGTTACCTAAGACTGGAATGTCCAAGGGTGGTATGGCTAAAGCCAAGGGTATGGCATACGGTGGTATGACTGAAAAGCCTATGGGCATGGCTAAGGGCGGCATGGCTAAGCCCGGTTATGGTATGCCTGCACCTATGCCCGGAAAGGGTATTCGTCCAATGCCTATGCCAAAGCCTGGTATGGCCAAGGGTGGCATGACTAAAAAAGGGAAGAAATAATTATGGCTACGTTTAAGGAAGCATTCGCCGCTGCTCGTAAAGAAAAAGGCGCTGGTAAGACCTTTACTTGGAACGGTAAGTCTTACACTACGGATAGAGCAGATGACAAAAAACCTGCACCTACCGCAAGCAACAAACCCAAGGCTAAACCTGCTGGTCTGAACCCACAGTCGGGTGCTGCTCAGTCTGGTGTTGCAGGTAAAGTAAAACCTAAAGCTTCTCCTGCTGCAAAACGTCCTGCTAAAGCTGCAGAGGTGTCTGGTCAAAAGGCTGCTCCAAGCCTGAGTGGTGCATCGCGTAGCGTTGCTGGTAAGGTAGCACCTAAGATGAGCCAAACAGAAAAAGCTATGGCAGATGCTAAGGCTGCTAAAGCTGCCAAGGATGCTAAAGCTAAAAGCAAAAAGCTTGCAGCCCCTGCTGCTACTACTGCAAAACCTAAGACTCTTACCCCTTTCCAGAAGTTGGGGAATATTGTAGCTGGTGGTGGCTTCTCTAACTACCTAAAGAAGAAGTAACTAATGGCACTTGTATCTCAGGGTAAACCATCCAGAGTAAAAAGCCAGCAAGTAAGCTGCACAGTAAGCGCGACTGAGTATGTTCTTTATACTTGTCCTGCAAACTGTGTGGCTGAAATGTCTATGTTGCTACTTACTGGTGTGACTGGTACACCTAATGTGATAGTCTTTTGGAATACAAATGGGGATAAAGCTCATATTCTAGGGGGTAAGAATATTGGTGTAGGTGATTATGTTCTCTTTACTGGTGCAACTCTAGTACTCCAACCCGGAGAGACTCTCTCTGTTAAGGGTACTAGTGGCAGTGCTATTCACCTAGATGCTATTTGTACTGTAACGGAAACTTTTATTCCGATTGGATAAGAATATGTCAAGACAGCTTACAGATAACCAACAGAGATTTCTTTCTGTCCTCTTTGAAGAGGCACGGGGTGATTTTGTACAAGCTAAGAAGCTGGCTGGCTACAGCGATAACTATTCCACCAAGGATATTGTGACCAGCCTTGAGGATGAGATCGCTGAGCTTACCAAAAAGTTCATTGCCCATATTGGGGTTAAGGCTGCATTCACTATGTTTGAAGTTATGAATGACCCAACTGCTCTTGGCAACAAAGAGAAGATGACTGCGGCTAAGGATATCCTAGATCGTGGTGGCTTCAAGGCTAAGGATGAGCTTAAGGTTGAGACTGATACCCCACTGTTTATCCTTCCTGCTAAAAGCAGTGATTGACAAGCAGAGTTATTTGTAGTATAAGTTTCACATGGCAAAAATCAAAAAAGAATGGAAGCTACCTAAACCTACAGATCATGGTGACCACTTTGAGTGGAAGCCAGTCGTTCGCATAGGTAGACAAGTACCCTTTGGGTATGTAGAAGATACAGAAGATAAAGATGTTCTGCTTCCTGTTGCTAAGGAATTGGAACTTCTAGAACAAGCAAAGAAACACCTTAAGCGTTACTCCTATCGTGCAGTAGCAGCTTGGCTTAGTGAGCAGAGTGGAAGAGTAATCTCTCACGTAGGTCTGTATAAGAGGATTAAACTTGAGTACAAGCGTAAGACAGAAGCTGCAACACACAGATACTTTGCCGAAAGGTACAAAGAAGCCATCTCGAAAGCCGAAAAGCTTGAAGCCAGAGTTGGTGGAGCAGCAACCAGAGGTGAAGCTGACAGTCCCAGCCCAGCCGAAGCCACCACAGATTGACACAAAGAAAGCCAGAGAGGTTATCTTTAAGCCCAACGATGGCCCTCAAACAGACTTTCTTTCTGCTAATGAACAAGAAGTTCTCTATGGTGGTGCGGCAGGTGGTGGTAAGTCATACGCTATGTTGGCAGACCCAGTACGCTTTCTGAACAACGAACACGCTAAGATGCTCTTGGTGCGTAAGTCTACAGAGGAACTACGTGAACTTGTGTCTGTGTCTAAGGTGTTGTATCCTAAGGCTATTCCCGGGATCAAGTTTCTTGAAAGAGATAAGACTTGGGTAGCCCCTTCTGGTGCAACACTCTGGATGAGTTATCTTGATGCTGATGATGACGTTACTCGCTATCAGGGTCAAGCATATAACTGGATTGGTTTCGACGAACTTACTCAGTGGTCTAGTCCCTTTGCTTGGAACTATATGCGTTCTCGTCTACGTACTACCAAAGCCAGTGGCTTAAAGCTATACCAAAGAGCTACAACTAACCCCGGTGGTGCTGGACATGGTTGGGTAAAGAAAGCTTTCATTGACCCTTCAAAACCCGGAAAAGCCTTTTGGGCCATAGACCCAGAAACAGGTGAGATACTTAAGTGGCCAGACAACCATGCTCGTGCTGGTGAGCCATTGTTTCAACGCAGGTTTATTCCTGCTACTCTGTATGATAACCCATACCTTGCTGAAGATGGGATGTATGAAGCTAACCTGATGTCTCTTCCTGAACATCAACGTAAGCAACTCCTTGAAGGTAACTGGGATGTAGCAGAGGGTGCAGCGTTCTCAGAGTTTAACCGTAAGATACATACGATTGAACCCTTTGATATCCCAAGTAGCTGGCCAAGGTTTCGTGCAGCAGACTACGGATACAGTTCTTATAGTGGTATCGTGTGGTTTGCTATTGCTCCTAGTGGTCAGTTAATTGTGTACAGGGAACTCTATGTGTCTAAAGTACTGGCAGAAGATTTAGCAGATCAAGTACTAGAGGCAGAGTATGGTGAGAAGATTCGGTATGGTGTACTTGACTCTTCCCTCTGGCACAAGCGTGGTGACACTGGCCCTAGTATTGCAGAGCGTATGATCCTTAAGGGTTGCCGCTGGCGTCCAGCAGACAGGAGCCGTGGGTCACGTATTGCAGGCAAGAACGAGATACACAGAAGACTACAAGTGGATGAGTACACGGGTGAACCCCGCATGGTTATCTTCCACACGTGCCGAAACCTGATCTCTCAACTACCCTCTATCCCCCTCAGTAAGACAAATCCTGAGGACGTTGATACACACTCTGAAGACCACCTCTATGACGCTCTACGGTACGGAGTTATGTCTCGCCCAAATACAGGTATGTTTGATACAGATACAAACTACAGCAACTACGACTCACAGATTTCAGACCAAAAATTTGGATATTAGACCTAGACGGGAAATAAAGATGGAAGAAGATAACCTCTCGACTGATGGCATTAAGATGCTAGCTGTGAAAGACACCTCTGGAGAAACCCCTCTAGATAAACCTGCTGGTGGTATTGTAGCCTACGTTGAGGAGCGTTTCAGTAAGGCAGAAACTTCCCGTAAGACGGAAGAGAATCGTTGGCTTACTGCTTACAAAAATTACCGTGGTATCTATGGTGAGGATGTAAAGTTTACCAACACTG